AACCATCATTGCCGCCGAGCGTCTGGGCCGTCGGTGCTATGCGATGGAGATTGAGCCGAGGTATTGCGATGTCGCGATCAAGCGGTGGGAAGATTACACAGGGGAGAAGGCGGTAAAGGTCTGATGCCGAAGCGTTATGCACAGGTTCGATACGTTATTGTCCATCGCTTAGATAATGGTGAGACTGTAACGGCCTATAAGCGCGGAGAACCTGAGTGGGTATTGTGGGCTCAAGTGATATCATGGACGACTGCAATGGCAGCAGTGCGGGGCAAGGATTCATTTGGATATACTAAGCACTTCCAGTTGTATGGGCCGAAATCAATTTTAAGGCATCATATGATATATACCATTGTTGATGACTGGGTTGTTGAAGAAAAGAATTGGTCATCCAAAACGCATGATTCGATGCGTGTGAAGATGGGATGGGAACGATGGGACACACCTGATGCCGAAACGTAAACAGCCAGGATTGCACCCTACCAAGGCGGTCAGGGTCAACGCGGAAGTCCGCCGTTATAAGGTTTTGGAATTAGTTAAGGCAGGGGCGACAGAACGTCAGATAGCCGAAACGCTGGGAGTCGCGAGGTCTTTAGTTCATGTAGATATTACACGAGTGCTGAATGATCTCGCGGAACGGTATTCAGGGTTGGCGGATCAGATCAGAGGCTTGCAGATGGAGCGTTACACGACGCTCCTGTCACGGTGGTGGAAAGGTGCATTGGATGGTGACGAAGCTGCCACCAAAATGGTGCTTTCAATCATGCACCGCATTAGTGAAATCAATGGAGTCATTCCCAAGGAACCGCTTATCACGATTGACTCCCGATCCATAAATCTGACACAGAGTGAGTTCACTTTCTCAATCGAGGCTGCTAGTGGCAACTATCTCAACGGACATTCGTCCGACAATAATATACCGCCGCCCGAATCTTTATCCTAAACAGGAATCAGCGATATTCGGTAATACCAGATATGGGATTATTGAGGGCAGCACAAAATCTGGGAAGACGGTTGCATGTATCGCGTGGATTTTAGAACAGGCTATGCGTGGCAGCAGGGGACAGGCGTTTTGGTGGGTGTCACCTGTATACCCTCAAGCGAGAATTGCCTATCGTAGACTAAAGCGTGGGTTACCTGAGTCGTTATACAAAGCGAATGAATCCGAGTTGACCATCACGTTGTCAAACGGTGCCATAATCTCATTTCACTCCGCTGAAAAGCCTGACAACCTTTACGGCGAAGATGTACATGGTGCAGTCCTGGATGAAGCGTCTAGGATGCGAGAGGAAGCGTGGCATGCGGTTCGGTCAACTTTAACTGCAACACGAGGGCCAGTCAGGATCATTGGAAATGTCAAAGGGCGAAGGAACTGGGCTTATGGTATGGCACGGCAAGCCGAGGGTGGGGAACCTGATTGGTCATACGCAAAGATTACTGCGACGGATGCCATTGAGGCTGGGATAATTTCCGCCGAGGAAATTGAACAGGCGAAACGGCAACTCCCTGAATCGGTGTTTCGCGAACTATATTATGCTGAACCGTCCGATGACGGTGGCAATCCTTTTGGTCAGGAAGCCATTAGGAAGTGCATAGGTGATATATCAGGCAAGCCGCCTGTTGTATATGGGATTGACCTCGCCAAATCTGTTGACTGGACGGTTGCGGTTGGGCTGGACGAGGATGGCGCAGTATGTAGGCTTGACAGGTATCAGTTGCCTTGGGAAGAAACAGTCAGACATCTGGTTGATGAGGTCGGATTGACTTCAGCGTTTATTGATTCAACTGGTGTAGGTGATCCAATTGTCGAAAGGTTGCAGCGAGTATTACCGAATGTGCAGGGCTATCATTTCTCATCTAGCAGCAAACAAAAATTGATGGAGGGATTGGCGGTTGCCATCCAATCTGAGGAGATCAGATATCCGCAAGGAATTATAGTTTCAGAACTGGATGTCTTCACTTATGAATACACGAGGACAGGGGTACGATACACTGCACCTGATGGGTTACATGATGACTGCGTGATGGCTCTTGCTCTGGCGGTTTATGGCAAACGAGGAGCCTCTGGCCTAGGTGTCTGGTGATGGTAACAATGCTTTTGAGAGTCTGACAATGGGAAGGACTTGTGGAAAAAATGTGGGACATTATGGAAGACATGGTTTCGGGCAAAATAATTGCGGAAGCCATGAAGCGAAATAAGCGAAATCTTACTCCGGCTGAAGCCGAGAAATTAGAAACTATATCGGGAGATATGTTTACGGCTGTTCAAGTAGCAGTCAGGTCTTCGCCGTTGGTTCAGCGTTTCTACCGTGAAAGTCTGGAGTATGCAGAAAGACATGGTTCCGGTTCGCCTCGCATCATTGCCCCCTGGCAAGCCCAGGCAGAACGGCAGATGCATGTGTGGGCGATGACTCAACCGCAAACAACTCTATCTCCGGATGTGATATATGCGATGGGCAAGCGAGGTATGAAAAGCGACAATCCTATACGTATGGCATTGATTCTCCAGATGCAATCGGCCCAGGTTTATCTTTTGCGTAAAGAAATTATACGCCTGTTGAATAAAATGCCAATTCCGCGACACGTTATAGGGCCGAACATAATGCCGTATCCGCTCATGTACATCACGCCTGAATATTCACTGTCGGTAGCCACCTCTTCTGAAGAAGAACAATCGCCGTTAGACTGTGATTATATGCTGTTACAGGCATCACCTGAGGGGGTGAATGTCACAATGCCTTCCGCCCAGAGGGTAAATCCTGCTTTAGAAGATGTGCGACAGACGATTAATTGCGTTGGGATAGAGTTCAATAAGGTTTGGCCTGATGATTTTGAAAAGCCTGACAGTGTTCGGTTCATACTAGCGATTCTGGCGTTTTTGAATTCACCATTTGTTGCATCTGAACCCACCAAAATAACTCGCAATGTGCGCCGACAATTTAAGCGAGAGGGATGGAACGATCCCAACCTTCTGACTAATGTAGTTACTCTACGCCGCTCAGTGCATAACGGTAGCAATTCTGGAAATACTGAACCCTTAGAACGTCACAACAGGTGGTGGGTATCAGGTCATATCCGAGCGCAATGGTATCCATCGCTCAAGGCCCACAAACTAATTTGGATAGCCCCACACATAAAAGGCCCAGAGGATAAGCCTGTGAAGAAAAAAACTTATGTGGTTGTACGGTGAATAAAGAATTGCGTTGCTCTAACTGCGGCAAGTTGCTTGCTGAAAAAGCAGCAAGAGGGACTGTCATTGTTTGCTCCCGCTGCAAGACACGAAATGAGGTTGACACATGCTGACACAGGCGCATATGATTGGAGTCCTTGTGCCGTCTATGGATGTCCACCCTTAGACGGTTGGCGGCGGGGTTGGTTTACTATCCTTTTCCCTCCCCGCCTCCACCATCAAAATAGTTAGGTAGTGACCAAAGCCGATAGTGTCCTAATCGGCGGAGGTCATATTGGCAATCTGGGATTGGCTACGCAGTAAGCAGGAGCAAACCCTCTCAACAACCGTACCCCTCAATCTTGGTACAGGTACCGCTGAATATCCTGACGCAAACTTTGAAAACTTTGCGACTGAAGGATACGCCAAGAATGAAATCGTCCATGCCTGTATCCGCGAACTTGCAACCTCAGCGGCTGCGCCTCGATACCATGTCATCGCCCCTTCAACCGAGGGCGGCAGCATAGAGATCGAAAGAGGCTTGCTCTATGACCTGATCGCTGCCCCTAATCCATATTATGACTGGCAGAGTTTTATTGAGCGGCTTGTCACATACATGATGGTCGCTGGAAACGCCTACGTTGTGAAGGAGCGAGCCAATAGCGCACAGGTGTCCGCCCTTTATCTGTTGCGCCCAGATCGCATAACGATAGTGGCTGGAAATTACGGCGCGGAATCCTATGTCTATTCGGTAGGCGGCACGGAGTACCGCATTGAGCCTAGGGATATGTGTCATCTGGCATTACCGAATCCAGGCGGTGATATATATGGGCTGAGTCCGTTACAGGTTCTTGCGAGAACTGTGAATCTTGATCTCAACATGACTGACTTTGCGAAGGTGTATTTTCAAAACGCCGGAGTGCCTAGTGGTTTATTGAAGATTAAGAAACGCCTATCATCTCAGGATGAAGCGTCCATGATCAGAGCCAGATGGCGTTCACAGTTTGGCGGCATAAACAACTTCCATCGAATTGCCATCCTTGATGAGGATGCTGATTATCAGGCCATGTCAAATAGCCCAAAGGATATGGCTCTTGAGGGATTGCACAATCTCACTGAGTCGCGTATTTGTGCGGTATTTGGTGTTCCGCCAATTCTGGTTGGTGCAAATGTTGGGTTAAACCGTTCAACCTTCAGTAACTATCGTGAGGCGAGGCTTGCGTTTCACTCTGAAACGCTGGAGCCTCTCGTTTCAAAACTTATCAGATATTTCAACTATCATCTCTTTTCAGAATACACAGGGAATGAAACGTTGACGGTTGATTGGACAGCCATGCGTAGCGTTCTTGATGATCAGGCTGCTACCACTGCAAGGATTAACAGCCTGTTCACAGGTGGAGTCATCACGTTGAACGAGGCTAGGGAAAAGTTAGGCTTTGATGCTATTGATGAGGGGTCTGTAAGGCGTGTTCCTTCAAGCGTATTTGAAATTGCGGAGGGTCAATCGTCCAGCGTTGCAGTTGGCGCGGCACCTGTAGAGCAAGCCCTTCCTTTACCGCAAGAGTTAAAGGGGCCAAGGGTTGCTCCGAGGGCGCGGATGATGAGGCGCAGACTCATGGAGGAGCGCGAGGAGGAATCTGATGCTCTGAGTAGTAGGGTTCAGAGACATTTCAGAGGTATCAGAAATAGAGTTGATGGTGTGCTTGGCAGATATATGGAGAGAAGCGTTGTCTCTCAGACAAAGGAGTTCCCATTTGAGCCTGATGAGTTACTTCCGGATTCTGAAACTGGGAGTCTAGAAAATATACTCAGAAAAGCCTATGAGCGTGTGAGTAAAAAAACCTTTTCAACGATCAATGAGGTAGGTGTTGCTGGTGTATTGGACTGGTCTGACAAGTTGCCTGTAGTCCAAGCCGTGTTAACACAGGCTCCGTCAAGGGCCAAGATGATTCATTCCACGACTAGCAATAGTATTAAGAAGGCCGTCGAGATTGCTCTACAGCGGGGGTATTCTATCACCATGCTCGCGCGAGGTGTACCGGATGATAAGTTCCCCGGTCTTCGATCTATATTGACAGAGACAGAAAACCGTTCACGACTGATTGCAAGAACCGAAATAATGCGGACCCAAAACCATACGACGGTAGGATTTTATCAGCAGCAGGGATTTTTCTATGTACAGGCTGATGATGTCGACGGTGACCCGAATGATGTAAATCCTGATCCAGCAGATGGCAGATCGTGCGCTGAACGGCACGGTCAGGTCTACCGAATCGAAGATGCCCAAGATGTCCAAGATCACCCGAATGGGACGTTGAACTGGATGCCGATGCCTAGAGGTTATAAACCAGAGGAGACAGTATGATTCATAAAACACTGATCGCGAATATTAAATCTGTTGACGAGGCGGAAGGCATCGTCGAGGCTTATGTTAACACTATGGGAATTGCCGACAGTGACGGCGACATTGTGGAGCCGACTGCCTTTGACAAATCCATTCGCGAGAACCTTCCGATCCCTGTTTTATCAGGACATGATCAGGGCAAACTTGTCGGCAAGGTAATATTTGCACAGCCGGAATATGTTGATGGTGATGAATATAAATTATTCACGCGGATGCAGATGAATCTTGGCAC